AGAAGCCGTTCCACTGCTCAACAGTAGCAACACTCATTACCAATTCAATAGCATCACGTGCCGCATGGCCTGTAAGCTCTCTATTGATAAGTTGGTTAGCAAGTACTTTGAAATCTCTCCAAATAAGTCCTTGCCCACGTTGTGTAGTTTCTACACGCTCTGGAACTTGTTTAACACCAAATGTAACAAGCGGATCAAGTGCCATTGTAACACCTTCAAAAAATTCATCTAGCCCTTCGCCCATAGCACCAAACAGTATTGACTCTTTGTCTAAACGACTATTGTGTGCTTCTAACTTTTTGATAATATCTTGTGGTTGTGTTCTCATGTGTGCCTCTTTAATTAATTATATATACATAATAACATCGTTAAACATATTTGTCAATCGGAAATGGACACTAAGGCCGGAATCGAACCGGCGTACACGGAGTTGCAGTCCGTTGCATAGCCACTCTGCCACTTAGTGTTGGCATCGGTGCAGGGAGTCGAACCCCGGCTTTCAGTTTTGGAGACTGACGTGCTACCGTAACACTTCACCGACATAACTTTTTTTAAAACTACACTAACTTTGACCCTTTCGAGGCCTCTGTCCCTGCAAAGACACCTTATTGCAGTAAGGTGTAGTGTAGTCATAAAAAAAGCCCCTAATAAAATTAATTACTAGGGGCTTGCTTAAAATAACTTTTGGTTACAAAGTCATGTCAAAACATACCCCTGGATGGAGGCCAACAAGTAATATATGTTGTATTAGTCTGTGACATGTTAGTATTCCTTATTTCTTATTATGTGTATATAATACACTCTTTATTCTGTTGTGTCAACACCTAATTTGTCTGCTCTGCCTTTTTTTCCGCAGTGTGGACAATGAAAGGTAGTTCGTTCAATGCAATACTTGTCTTCCATAGTAGCGAATGTAAACCAGCCCTTACATTGAGTGCAGGTTAAATGCCATATGATTTCTTTCACTGCATTAAACATTGTAAAAGTATTTAGTTTAGAACCCTAGTATACCAAATAAGTTAAACCAACCCATTGCTGTTCCGATTGCAACTGGTGTGCCAATCATCATCAGTGCAATAATAAGGAACGCAAGTCCTGCGCCTTTGTTGTCACCTGCTTCGTTATGGTTACTCATGTTCGCCACCGTATCCACGTGAGTTAATTCCATTGTCTCTACGGAATGCTTTTGGATTGCGTTTTGCTGTTTCAAATGTTGCTACTGTTACAGCAACCGCGGCAAGTAACAATGCATGTATTACCATACTAATTACGCCTGCCCACATACTGCTTACAATAATAGCAAACACAATACACCACATCCACGCAAGTACTTGCATGATCATATGTCGTGTGCTGAAGTCTGGAATATTACTTAGTGGATTCGTTTCGTGATCCATTACTACATTCCAACAATTATATACCCATTCTCTCATTGATATTACCTTTCTAAATATTACCTTTGTAGGATAGTGAGCGTCTACATCATCACGATATTCGATTGCATCGTTTACATCATGAAACTCTTGTGATACTTTACGGTCTTTAAACCAGGCAGTTACTCGGTACATTGATTAGTTGCTCTCTATAATTTTACTTATAAGAATATATTAGCACAGTTAAACTAGAATGTCAACCTTTTTTGGAAATTAATAAGGATTAATATCTAAGTACTTCCCCCATTCACTATAGTAATGGCGCATACCTACTTCATCATGAATAGTTCCATTTTCATGTCTACCATGCAGTATGGTTCTTGCTTCAGTGCCTTCACGCATTGTTGTTCCTTGTCCTGCTACACCAATTAGGTCTTCGTGTAGGTTACGTCCGAACGGTCCCCATATGCTGTTGTGATGATTGATGCGTGTGCGTCTTTCTTCTGGTGTGTCTTTGCGTAGTCCGTAACCTCTAAATTCTATAAGGACTTTGTTACAGCCTAAAGGAGTTACTGAGTCACTACGGTATGCGGAACCCCGTAAGTTGAAATTGAAGCCTGGGAATAAGTCGACCATGTACCACTGGTTGGGCGGCAGATTGGGAAAAGATAACTCCCCTCTATCCTCAAAGCCGTCATACTCAGTATAGTTAACAGTAAAGCTAGACACGTTAACATGACCATTATCAAAAGGAACATTTTTTCTAGCGAAATATTCATCGTTAAATCCTGACACACGATTAAAGTAATGCATGAAGTCGTGATAGAATTCACTGTTGGTATCATGCCATAACTTATAGTTCGTATTTATAATTGCTTTGTGATAGTGAAACACTTCCATTTCTTCTGTGTCAATAGCATCAGCAATACAATCAAATGCACCTGCTGTCCATTCTTCAACACTTTGCGTTGGATTAGGATCAAGTGTTACCCATACCATACCTCCGTGCTTTACTTCACAATGCAACTGTGGTTCAACAGTTACAATAGGTGCTCCTAGAGTACCACTAGGTGCCCAACTGCCATAGTTACGATATGCTCGAACACCATCGCCTGTGTTGTATGCAATAATATTAACACCTGCTATCTGTGTTGTTCGGTAGTCTAGTTTGTTATACATCTCTGAGATGTGACACATAGGAACCCATACTTTTTTAAATATAAGTTCTTGCTCTTGTTCAAATATTTCTGGGCTGTTGTAGGCTGTGCTACTAATTGATTCTACGTTTGGTTGTGCTAACCAATTCTTATGATTACGTGGTGGCATGACTTCTCCTTATGCTATATTTAAATTATTATAGCACAAGAAAATGTCAAAGTCTAATAGTGTGTATCTATTACTTAATAGTTAGTGCTTAATGATAAATTGAAAGTCCTGCCTTCTTGTGAAAAGCCATGTGGTGATTCGTAGTTATAATCTAGTACGTTATTAAGCATTGCACTAAAGCCAATTCCGCCCCAATGTTTTGTTATTCCAATATCTAACAAATGTAGTTCTGGCATTGTAATAGTGCTCCAATTACTGTTGTGTACATCGAGATGATTTCCTTTGTACTTATAGTTTGTATTTAGGCTTACATCATCTTCTAAATCTACACTGTGTAAAAATCCTAAACTTAGATTAGGACGTCTAAGTTGACGTGTGCTACCTACCTTACTGTCCAGATGACTAGCAAAGAATCTAAAATTATCTTTTGTGTATCCTAGTTCTAATCCTTGTGTATTAAGATCTCCTATATCACTTTGGAAAAATGTTGTTGTAAAATTGTTGTAATCTAAACTAACCTCTTGCGTGTTAGAATGTTCTACATCTGTGTAGCGTGTAGAGTTTTTATAGCCTGTTGAATGATTGCCCCTAAGTGTAAAGTTATCTGTAATAGGTTGTAAGAACCCTATTTTATAACTGTCATACTCTTCGTCTATTCTATAATGGTATGAAAATATATCATAACTATAGTTTGCAAAAAATCCTAAGTTATGGAAATTTGTATCGCTTGTGTCCCATAGGCTCTTAGCATTTGAAATGTCGTGCTTGTAATCAAATCCAAATCCCCAATTATCTTTTTTGTGTTCTCCTTTGACTGTATAAGAATTACTACCATAGTCTGCATCATCATACTGTCTATCATATTCATGAGTGTGCATGACTAACGAACTTGTACCTAATGTATTATACGAAGTAAGACTAGTTTGAAAAGCATAAAAACTGTTGTCACTCCATTTGTCTTCTTGTATACCAATGCTGTGTCCGTCTATTTCAGCCCATGTGTTCCTTGTAAACAAACTACTAGTAAAGTTTAGATTGTAATCTATCCACTTGCTTACGTTTATTCCTAGTGTCTTATTTTTGACTCCGTCGGTTTCGTTTGCTCCTGCTAGTGCTGATTGTGTTTCGCTTTCGTGTAAACCGCCTGACACACTTATATCCCAGTCGTTGAAAGTCTTCCAATAATAGTTACCATTTATAGTATCTTTATCAGCACTTATCTTTTTCTGATAGTCTACTGTGGTAACTAGATTCACAGCACCTCCAATAGCATCAGCACCGTAGTGTGCGCCAGCACTTCCTTTGTATACTTCAATCTGATATACATTGAACATAAAGTCTTGTCCAAAGTCATGTGCGCCTGTAGGTGTACTAGCATCATTAATAGGTATACCGTTAAGTAAAACTAATGTATGATTTGAATTTGTTCCTCTTACAAATATACTTGCTTGTTGTCCTATAGGTCCTGACTGAGCAACATCCGTACCTTGCACAAAATTCATTACACTAGGTAAATCTATTAGATTATACTTTTGCATTTCAGTTTTGGATATTTTGTATGTTGGACTTATTTGATCGTTTAATTTATTTGAGTTACCAACAAGTATTGTTAAACAAGGGGGATCATCTTGCCAACTGCATTCTATTGGTTCAGCAGCTGAAATTTTGCCACAAAAAAACACAGCAAGAGCTGTGACTAACATTATTATTTTTATCATACAATTATTATAACATTTTAAGCAAATAAAGTCAACCTTTATTTTGGTGCCGGCACACGGACTCGAACCGCGGACCTACTGATTACAAATCAGTTGCTCTACCAACTGAGCTATGCCGGCAACAAACTACTTAGTCATGATATCCGTCGTCTTCGTCTAAAACGACAACTTCAGGTTTTGGTTTTTCGACTTGGTAGTACTCGATCATTTGTTCTTCTAGATCTACTTTATCAAACTCTCCTGCTTCGAGCCTTCGTAGTGCATCTGCGGCACTACTTGCTTGTTTTGTCCGAACTAAATGGGTACATACTCCAACTAGATCCGTTCTATTAATGCCAGTGGCACTCATTGCTTCTTCAATAAAGACTCTTCCCAATATTTTTACCTTTCAAGTAAGTTGGAGCGGGTGAGGAGAATCGAACTCCTATCATTAGCTTGGAAGGCTAAGGTCTTACCATTACACAACACCCGCGTGTTGGCGGAAGATGTAGGATTCGAACCCACGGTACGCTCTCACGTACGACGGTTTAGTAAACCGCTGCTTTAAACCACTCAGCCAATCTTCCAGTTTGTTATTTATTTTTTAAAACTTAGTGTGTAAGTTTTTCCGTCACTCATGAAAGTTACAGTTGAATGACTGTAAACTTGTTGCTGTTGTTCATTATAACGTGTGTAATCTGTACATTGACGTTCTTGTTTGTATCCAATGATAGATTCTTTACCTTTGTTTTTATCAGCGGCGATCATGCCACCAATAACTGCACCTGCGGCTGCACCATTGTCTTTGCCTGTAGCACCTTTGCCTAGCAGGCCGCCAATAATCATACCACCAAGTACATCACCTGCACTAGCACCGCCACTGGTCTGACCGTAGATCGGCACATCAACCCAGTTGCATACTTGCTCAGTGTAAGGTACACGATTAGTAATAGTCTTATAATGATCTTGTACTGTTTCTGCTACTGCACTAGTTGACATAAATCCAACCATTGCTACTGTTGTTAAAATTTTAGTCTTCATTTCCTTCGTCTCCTCCATTTCCATATGGTAAAACTTTAATTGACTTCACTCTGTCATATCTAAAACTTCTAAAACCTTTAGACTCGACAGCCCATACTGCAACTACCTTGTCATTCTTTTGTGATGCTTCTTTCTTTGGATCTGGAAAGAAACTTTCAACTAGTGTGCAAGGCATTACACGTTCGTCACCGTCCAACTTAGTGAATGTGACCTCTACTACTTCTTTACGAAGTAATTCAATTAGATTATCTCTTGTAGGAATACCTTTAAGGTCTGCTACTGTGTCTTGTACTTGGTTCATTACAACTCCTCTGCAATACCTAGTATTTCTGCAACAAGAAAGCCTAGGGCTAACCAACCCCAACTGCTTGTGGCTAGTGCAACTACACAGCCTGCAATACGTATAGCACTTTTTACAAGACTGATATAAAAATGTTTCTTACTTGGATCCTTAGGTTCTATTTTTCCGTATTGCATTATCTTTTCTCCACTACTTTGTCTGCTAAACCATTTTCGACAGCTTCTTGTGCGGTTAAGAAAGTATCAAACTTCATTGTTTCAAACAATTCTTCGTATGTCTTGCCTGCTGTATTATGTTTAACGTACAATTCAGTTAGACGTTTGTTTACTTTTTGAGACTCTTCGTAATGTCTTTTTGCATCTTCAAATTGTAGCTCTTGTACATGCACTGAACCACTTGTGCCAGGTGTACCTGAACTTACTCTGTGAATCATTGTACGACTCTCTG